TCACTCTCATTTGATATATTTGATTCATTAAGCCAAATAAACCCGTTCGGGATCAATCTATCGCAGGTTGTTAATTTTGCATTTAGATTTATACAAAACTTTGATTTCGATTCTATGCTAAGTAATTTTGTAGATGAAATTCAAAACATTGATGTTAGTCAAATATTTGGTATGTTTGCCTCAGCACTACCTATACCTTCATTTTCATTAGGTGATATCTTTGATTTCTTTAATGATCCAATGGCACTTATTGAAGAATTATCTGATAATATTTTAGATAGACTAGAAACAGCTGTTACTGGTCTTTTAAACAATTTAATTTGTAGTACCGCTCAAACTGCTCTCGCCGGTGGTGGTATCGGCGGCTTCAATGCCGGTGGTATTCCCGCTGTGGCTGGAATCGTTTCTTCCGTCGTCCGCGTCTAATACTTCAGGTTGCTTTATTTCGATTATCTCTACATTTTTTAATTTTTTAAACATATCCTCACGTGAAAGAACTAACATATCTTTTGCTTCACCAAGCAAATCTTTCTTAATTTCGTAATCCATTTTCTTTAAATCTTTTAACAGCTGTGTTTTTTTATCTTGAACAATAATTTTGTTTAATGTTTCAATTGCATTTGCTGATGCATTAATTAATTCTGAAAATGCTGATAAATCCTTAGGGTCAGCTGCAGCATGAAGATAAACCCCCAAATTTTTTACTAAATCTACACATTCATTAATTACAGCTCCTGCACTATCTACAACAAACTCTTCTATATTTTCTTTTGAAACCTTTCTAACTTCTTTATTAAGTTGCTGGTTTTTTTCTTTAAGTGCATCTATAATATCATCGATGTTGTCATCGCTAGGAATTTCTTCTGCCATATTATTATTTATATTGAAATTACAATAAGCAAAATTATAATATGATTATGAGCCAATCTCTTTCCTTTGTTAAAATTAACAGTAGTGCACAATTACCTAAGAAGAACAATGATACAGATTCAGGATATGATGTATTTTGTATTGAGGATAAGGTAATACCTGCTAAAGGATCTGCAGTAGTAGATGTTGGTTTAAAGTTTGCATATATACCGGAAAATTTTTGGATTAAGGTAGAGAGTAGAAGCGGTCTCGGGTTTAAGTATGGAATTCTTGCTCACCCCGGAATTATTGATAACGGTTACCGTGGTGATGCGGGTATAAAGCTATATAATTTAACAGATGCAGATTATTATGTAAAGGCAGGTGATAGAATTGCGCAGTTTGTATTGTATCCTTTAGCTCCTAACTTTAGCGTAGAGTTTACTGAAAAACCGGTAGAATCTAATAGAGGAGAAAAGGGGTTTGGATCATCTGGTAAATGAACTTTAATAATTTTTGGATAGAGAAGTATAGACCTAAAAAGATTGAGGATATAATCCTTAACCCAGAAACTAGAAATATAATTAATAATTATATTGAAAAAAAAGAAATACCTAATCTACTTCTTGTAGGCATACAAGGTATCGGCAAAACATCCTTAGCTAAGATTATTGTTAACGATATTTTACAATGTCAATATCTTTATATAAATGCGAGCGATGAAAATGGTATCGATACAATTAGAAATAAAGTTGTTAACTTTTCGAAAACTAAGAGTTTAGATGGTAATATAAAAATAGTTATATTAGACGAGGTTGATGGTATTAGTCTAGAAGCACAAAAAGCTCTTCGTAATACTATGGAAGAGTTTAGTAACAATACAAGATATATACTAACTGGTAACTTTAAACACAAAATAATTCAAGCTTTACAAAGTAGATGTCAAGAATTAAACCTAACACCGCCTATTCAAGAAATTGTTAAAAGAATGTTTTACATTCTTAAAACTGAAAAAATTGAAGTAAAAGAAGAACAAAAACAAAATTTAGTATTATTAATTAAAAAGCTTTATCCCGATGTGCGTAAAGCTATTAACGAAACACAAAAATATTGCTCTAATAACACACTTTTAATTCCCGAGCTTACTGTAAAGAACGAAATTATTATTAAGTGTATTGAAAACGTTAAAGCTAAAAAAGCTAACATTGCAAGAAAGTTTTGTATTGAAAATGAAGAAAAATTTCAAGCTGACTACCAATTATTATTGAAAGAACTATTTTATTACATTAATGATAATTTAAATTATAATTTAGAAAAAAGTAAGAAAGCTTTATTGGTAGTGTCAGAGCATTTATACAGGTCTAGTTTTGTAGTAGATCAGGAAATTAATTTTTATAGTTGTTTAATTTCGTTAGAAGAGTGTATTAGCTCTTCTTAGGTAAATACTTGTGTGTATAACTTTTAACACTAGGTGATTTATCACCTTGTGCAGGTGAAGAAGGTATTTTAACGTTTTTATTCTTAAGCTCTCTATCCCCTACAACTAACTTACCCTTACCGTCATCAGATTTAAATGTTTGACTTACTTCGTCTTTTTTAGTTTCTTCTTGTTCTGGCTTAATTTTAATCTTATTTTTTCTTCTTAAGGAATTAGGAATTGGTGGTAAGTTAGCATCTTTAGTTTCGATATTCTCTAAAAATTCACCAGGAATAGTAACAAAATCAACGTAACGACCAGGTGCTATTTCTTGTGTTACATCTACATCGAATTGACTACCGGTAATCTCTGCGTTTCCGCTTCCCTGTGTTGTAGGTCTTACTGGCTTTACTGAACTTACTCTTAACAATAAATCACTATTATTCCATGCTTTTAGCTTTTCTTGGTACTGAGATGTTTGTTTCTTAAAGAAATCACTTGTAAATAGTGAAGGTTTTAGCTTTACTATATAACCTGTTAAAAAACCACCTCGCGTAAATTGCTGTAATGTTGTCTCAATTAATGTTAAAAACTTCTTAGTCATCATTATTATTTATTGCTTATATACATAATATCTTGTACTAAATATTATTAATGAGTATCAAAATAGAGAGTTTGGTTAACGTTAAAAACTCTGCAGATTTAAAGTATCAGGATTTAATGTTAGATATGGAATTTAGTTATACTCAAAACCCACAATTTAAAAAACAGAATGAGATTAAAGATTTAAAGGTTGATTATGATCTAAATGCTATTAGAAACAGTTTAAGAAACCTATTTTTAACTAATAGAGGAGAAAAACTTCTAAATCCATATTTTGGAATGAACCTAGGCAATTATGTATTTGAGTCTGTTACTGAATCTACCGCAAAATCAATAGGTGACAACATACGTCAAAATATAGAAATTTTTGAACCAAGAATAAAGCTTCAACAAGTACAAGTTATAGCAAATGAAGAGAACAATTCGTTTACTATTAATTTAGTTTTAGCAGTACCGCAACTTAAATTAGAATTACTAAAATTACAAGGAGTATTAAATAATAGTGGGTTTATCTTTGTAACATGAGCACAATAAACGAAGATTCTAATTTTTTACTAAATTCTCAGGGATATGCTGCGTTTGATGCATTATCTTTAAAGCAATTAATAATAGACAGATTAAACACAAGTACTTACTTTACAGATCAAAACTTCGAAGGTAGTAATATGTCCGCAGTAATTGATATTGTAGCGTACGCCTACCATGTTCTTTTATTTTATCTAAACAAAACTGCATCAGAAAGCTTACTCGAACAAGCAACAATCTATGAAAATGTAAACAAAATAGTAAAAGAACTAAATTATAAACCTGTAGGGTACCAGACAGCGTTATTATCGTTTTTATCTCAAGCTAATAATACACTTCCAATTGATACATACACAATTAAGAGATATTCTTATTTTACACTTAACGGGATTAATTATTCTTTTAATAATGATGTATCGTTCACTAAAAATCTTTCCGGTGTACAAGATTTGGTTGATTTTAGCGATTCTAATATTCTTTACCAAGGAACATACGTAGAATATCCTCTATATACTGCTATAGGAGATGATTTTGAAACTGTTAATATAGTATTTGTTACAGATGATCCTGACGAAAAAATAGATCATTTTAATATTGATGTATATGTAAAAGAAAAAGATTCAGGTACTTACTTCAAGTATTCAGAATCCCCATCATTGTTTTTAGAGAATTCTAACGCACGTAAATTCGAAAAAAGATTAAATGAAAATGAAAGATATGAAATTAAATTTGGTAATGGCATTACAGGAAGAAAATTAGTACAAGGTGATCAGGTTGCTATATACTTTTTAAAATCTAGTGGATCAAAAGGCGAAGTTGATGTTAATATTTTAAATGGTAATAAGTTATTTTTATATAACACTACACGGTTTAATAAAATTTTAACTGATACTATTTCGCAAAACTTAAGATTGATTACCGATAAGGAAACAGCCTCACTTAATTTTGTAAATATTGAACCATCCACTAAGTTTCAAGATAAAGAATCTGTAACATCAATTAAAACTAATGCGCCTAAAATTTATAATGCGCAATTTAGACTTGTTACTTCGGAAGATTATGAATCATTTATAAATAAAAACTTTGCAAATATTATTTCATCTACTAAAGCTGTTAATAATTGGGATTATATTAATGGCCATCTTCGCTATTTTCATGAATTAGATTTAAACAAGGGTAATAGTGACTCTAGAATTTTATTTAATCAAGTACATTTTGCAGATACTTGCGATTTTAATAATGTATATGTATATGCTGTACCAAGATTGGATAAAATTACTTCATTAACAAAACGTACAAATTATTTAAATACATCTCAAAAAGAGCTTATTCTTAATGAGGTTCAGAAGTTTAAAACAATGACATCTGAAGTTATTATTTCAGATCCCGTATATGTTGCTGTTGATTTTGGTATTAGACGTCCCGGTGAAGTATTAACAGAGGAAATTACCAATCAAAGTAAATTTGTTATTACTAAAAACGTCCTTTCACAAGTTGACAGACAAACTATTCAAAACGAGGTATATAATTTATTTAAATCATATTTTGATAGTGCTTCAAACAATTTAGGTAAGTTAATTGATATTAATGATTTAACTTCACAATTATACAATATTAATGGTGTTGAAGATTTTTATGTTACCCGTACGGATAGTACAGGTACATTTACAGTTCCTGGGGTTAACTTTTTAGTATGGAACCCGGTTTACCCTGAAGGGGATATACAGGTAATATCTCAAAATTATCAATTACCGTTTTTTAAATATCCTTTTTTAAATAATCCACTTGATTTTATTGACAAAATTGAGGTAATATCTGTATCAAATGTTAATACAAAAGTTGAGTATTAATTATGGCGTTAATATTAAACAATACAGCAGGTATTGATGTATATGATTTCACCGGCAATAAAGTCTTATCAACATATGCATTAGAACAAACACCCTTAACATTTGTTCCAAACTTTACACTCAATCAATTAGTTTCATCTGTTTCGTTTGTTTCATCATTAACTTCATATACTAATACATTTTATGTACCAGATACTAATGACTATTCTAATGTAAAAATAAGATGGGATTTTGATGATGGTACTTTTTATGTTGGCCCTACAGCTGTTCACTCTTTTAAATACCCTGGTGAGTACAAAGTTAAAGTATATTTTTTAAATCAAGACGGCGAGGGTTATAAAAGTTCTTTTCAAGCAACCGTTAATGTTTATAATTATTTAAATGATAAGATTTATTTTGACCGCCCAATGGATTTTGTTATTGATATTCCTGCAGGTCGTCTTTCTGATAAAATAACCTTAAAACGATTTAATAGCTGGCAATCATATAATTTGCTTTCAGCTACTGGCTACACTTTTAACCTCTACGCAAGCGGCACTGGTTCGTATTATTATGATGTAGATAATTATTATAAAGATAAATGGGCTCATTTAAAAAAGTTTTATAAATTTGTTGTAAAACAAAAAGAATTAGAATCAGATAATGAAGAAGATGTAATTGTTAATAAAGTTACAACTGTAGATACAGTTATCTATGCAAAAATATTTAATAATCAAATTATACCGTGTAAGAAAACAGATCCCGGCGCATTTATTGTAGGTACTACCGGTTATGCAGATTTTTATTATACTGATGACAGTAATAAAAATAATATTTCTGATGCACCGCCTATAATTATATTTGCTTCTTTAGACACAAGCAAGTTTTATGATTATCTTAGCTTTAAAGAAGAAATGTATAATTATCTAACCCCTTTAGAGCTTTCATATCTAAATTTTGCACCAGCGGTATTACCCATTATAAAAACAAGATATAACCCGGCAGCTCAACTAACAATAACATCAAACGGGCTAGACAGTGAGGGTCCTTTAATTTTAAGCTCGTTTAATATGAATAAAATTAGTTTTCAAGGTACAAAAATTCCCTTTGTAGTAAAGTTAAAAGATCAGGAAAATTATACAACTAAAAGTTATCCTTATCTTTCCAGCACACAATACTTATATACTACTGGTGCACCCACAACAAGCTTTCCTACAAGCTCTTATTTTGTAAGGGCAATGCTAGTAGACGGTAATAATGTTTTGGTGCCGTCTGTAAGTTTTTATAATGTTGATTATGAAAAAGAAATTTTTAATTCAGGTGGGTTTTATCGCGGTTATTTTGTAACAGATAAACAAATATTAAACGCGCGTTTATCCGCAACTGTGTACATAGATGATATTCCTAACTTTGAACAAGATACAATATTTTTATTGTATTCTCAGCCTTATACACATTATTTAGGAAGATACTATAGTAATTATTTCTTTTCGAGCTGTAAAGAAACTCCGCCAGGTGTCAATAACATTTACGAATTTATTGACACGGATAATAAAAGAAGTATATTTTCTATTACTCAAATACCTTCTTCTAATTCTACAGAGGACGACTATAGTTTTTGGACAGCTGATTCTGATACTGATACGCTTGTTAAATTTGATTATAAAGGAGATATTATTAATACAATATCTTTGTCCTCAGTACTCTCTTCTTATACGACATATTTAAGTGCTATAACAACAGTATATGAAACATATTATAATTTTTCTAGTGGAGCTCCAAACTGTATTGCAGCAGACAAAAACAACGATATTTGGGTAACTCTATTCGATGTTGGAAGCGTAATTAAACTAGATAATAAAGGTATTTTAAAAGCAATTATACCGCCTCCTATAACTTTAAATTACGTTTCTTCGAGTCAATATTATACCTATAACGGTTTTGCTGGTGATAATAATGTAATGCCCTCCTATGTAGATACTGATAAAGACAATAACATTTTTGTAGTTTATTCTAACCCTGTTTATCCCTGTATTAGAAAATACTCTTCAGAAGGTAATTTTTTAAGTAGTTATAATTTTGCAACATATCAATTTTCACCCCAAAAAGTTATTGTGGATAGAAATAATGATGTATGGTTAACTGTTTTTAATCAAACTAGTAGCCCAAGTAATATCGAAGAAAGAAATGATTTATTAATAAAATTTGACAATAACTTAAATTTACAATTTACTATTAGCGGTTTAGGGCTTCCTGGAGATCTCACAGTTGATGGTAATCAAAATTTATGGGTATCACATGGTAGAAGAACCGTTTCGAAAATATTAAACAATGGAAATAATATATATAACTTTTATATCGGGTCTGTTTTTAATTTAGCCGACCACATTCAAAGTATTGAAGGAATGTCTTGCAATTCATACAATCAAATTGTTGTTATCAATAATCAAGATTTAAAGATATATTTTGTTGATGCATCTATAACTATTCAACCTCAAGTATCTGCGCTACCACAAATTGACATAGTTTCTGCACCAACTAATTTTTATACTTATCCTCTTTCTGATTTTTATGATAGTAAATATCAAGCTGATGGAGATTTTCTTGGTTATAAATGGATTAACAAATACTATTATTTTGCTAATAACAAAAAAATAATTACAGGGTGTTCAGAACCATTTAACATTTATAGTTTATCAGGTAATAATCTTTTATATAAACAAAATGAAGATTTTGATGGTAAAAATTATTACAAATCATTGGCGTTGATGGAAACTCTTCAAGATAAAAATGTATTTTTTGATAAGTTTCTTGGATCAATAGTTGGCGATCCTTCTTCTGATGTAAACAAGGCATTGTTAAGTAAAATTTACGAAAAAATTTCTAATTTTACTGATAATATTGCTGACGTCGATTATTGTAATATAAGAGCATTAATATCAAAATGTGCAACTTTTAATGTGAATTATGATATTTTTTCATACCCGTTTCCACCAAGTATGCAGCGTGTTATTGACTTACTCAGCATTAAAAAGAATAAGCTTGCCGGTTACACTAATACCTTACAACTTTCTTTTTATAATAATGAAAATATAGGCGACTTTTTAAATGTATATAATGACACGTTTTCAGGTAATGAGTATATTGTAGCAAAAGAAAAATTTTCTAGTACGTACAAGCTAGTAAATACATCTTTAATAGAGGGTTACAACGATAGCGATATTATTCCTCTTTCTACATATAACTATAATTGGGGTTGGGGATTAGTTGTACCGGATGGTTTAGCAGGAATTGCAGTAGATGCATTTTATGAATTTTATAGATATAAAACTGACCCTGCTTTACTAGCATATGATAATTTGGTTGATTATAATAGTAAAAGAACAAATTATAAAATAACATTATCATCATATAATGATTGGTATAACGATGATGGTGTAATAGATCAAAATATTGCTTATACTTTTGCAAAAGGATTAAATCTATTTAAATCAGAGGAAATACCTGCATATGTACAGCAGTTCGAAGCGCCATTTATTTACATTTATTTTACAGGACAATCAGCATCATTATTTGAATATCCCGTTGCAAGAATTGTTGTGGGTAATGATGTAGATTATTTTTACCTATCATTTAACACAACAGATAATTATGCAATATTTAAAAATGTTCTTACACCTGTATTTTCAGCAAATTATCTTTCTGCTTACGGGTTTAATAATACAATTATTAACACCAACCCAATATGGATAACAACAACATCTGTAGTTTCTACTGTAAACAATACACTACATACATTATACTATTATAATACAGGTTCAGCATTAATTAGTGCAGGGTTAACAGATTTGTGGCCTTCACCCACACCCACAATAACACCCACTGTTACACCAACCCCTACACTTACAAAAACTCCTACTGTTACGCCTACTAAGACCCCTACAAGAACTGCGACACCCACTGTTACACCTACCAATACAGTAACACCTACTAACACTCAAACTCCAACCATTACA